ATGAAAAGAAAAGTACTGGCACTCATGGTTCCGGCATTATTAATGGCTAGCGCCGCTAATGCCGCCGAAATCTATAACAAAAACGGTAATAAACTGGACCTCTACGGGAAAGTTGACGGCCTGCATTACTTCTCTGACGACGCTTCAGAGGACGGCGACCAGACCTATGTTCGCTTTGGTCTGAAAGGCGAAACGCAGATTACTTCCGAGTTAACCGGCTACGGTCAGTGGGAATACAACATTCAGGCGAACACCAGCGAAAAAGAAGGCGCGAATTCCTGGACCCGTCTCGGCTTTGCCGGCCTGAAGTTTGCCGACTGCGGGTCGCTGGACTATGGCCGTAACTACGGCGTGGTCTACGACATTGAATCCTGGACCGATATGCTGCCGGAATTCGGCGGCGATACCTACACCCAGACCGACGTTTACATGACCGGTCGTACTAACGGCGTGGCCACCTACCGTAACAGCGATTTCTTCGGCCTCGTCGACGGCCTGCATTTCGCCCTGCAGTATCAGGGTAATAATGAAAACGCCGGTTCTGGCGAAGGCACTAATAACGGTGGGAAACGTAAGCTGGCGCGGGAAAATGGCGACGGTTTTGGTATCTCCAGCTACTATGATCTCGATATGGGCATCAGCTTCGGGGCAGCGTATTCGTCTTCTGACCGTACCCATAACCAGCTGGCGGCCGCGCGTAGCAGCCAGCGTTATGCCAACGGCGATAAAGCCGATGCCTGGACCGTCGGCGCGAAATATGACGCCAATAACATCTATCTGGCCGCCATGTATGCTGAGACCCGCAACATGACCTTCTATGGCAACGATAGTTTTGGCGGAATTGCCAACAAAACGCAGAACTTCGAAGTGGTCGCGCAGTATCAGTTCGACGACTTTAATTTACCGCTGCGTCCGTCGGTGGCCTATCTGCAGTCGAAGGGTAAAGATCTCTACGCCTATTCTCGCTACGGCGACAAGGATCTGGTCAAGTATGTCGACGTGGGCATGACCTACTACTTCAACAAAAATATGTCCACCTATGTGGATTATAAAATCAACCTGCTGGATGAAGACGACCGCTTCTACAAAAACAGCGGTATCGCGACCGATGATATCGTCGCCCTCGGCCTGGTCTATCAGTTCTGATCCCCGTCAAAGCCCGCGTTCAGCGGGCTTTTTTATGTTCCCGCTCCGTTGAGATCACTCTTTTCGACATTGCCGCTTTCCAGGCGTACCTTCCCTCTTTATGATGCGTTTAAGCTCGTTCGGGCTAAAAGCGGCGATAAGGTGCCAAAAGGATAAAGCGCGCTACCGCGACTCTACGCTGAAACCAGGACGATGATGATGGTGATACCCCAGCGCAGGCGTTATACCTGAAGCTAACGGTGTTATTGAAGGGAAGGTTAGAGCAAGAAAAGTGGCGGAGAGAGGGGGATTTGAACCCCCGGTAGAGTTGCCCCTACTCCGGTTTTCGAGACCGGACTGCTTTTCTTTAAAAACAGATAGTTACCTATTTTTCTGAGAAAATACCTCAAATTTCATGCACAACCTTTTCAATAAGTTAGCCATCTTCAAAACTTCATTTTCTCATGAAATTTTTGACATTAGCCCTTAATGATTGGATGGGAATGCTTTCTTCATATTACTGGATAATCATCATCATCCTTCCCTATCCGGGTAATAACGAATGTCACTATTCCTAACACTACCACGTCGTCGAGTGCTTCGCCTTCCAGCGCCTCACCGTCTCTTGTAATAAATGCGTGGCCAATGACTTTTGCAAAATCTGTACCGCCGGAGTACTGGATCAACACCGTGTCCTGCTGCTTTGGTTTAACGGAGAAATCAACCACGGCATAACCGGTTTCTGTTTGCACGATCCGAGTATTAGGGCCGGTACCGCAGAGTTTATCGACGGTCAGCCGTCCTTCCACATAGTCTGCTGCTGGCGATGGAAAGCCCACGATTACAGCCCTCCATTCGGGTTGTAAAGCTGGAACGTGCGATCGTCACCTTCCTGAGTTGAAACGTCGCGGAATGTTGTCACGTAGTGCTCTATCCACTGGTTAGCCTGGCGCGGTGACCAGTGCCAGTTATATCTATCCAGTTCCTGCAGAAATCGCCTGGTGGTGAGGATGCGCTTTCCGTTAGGCAGGATATCCATTGCGTTCCGGCAAGCCGTCTCGATTTCGTATAAACGCGGCATACTTCCCCCTATCAAATTTACTGTATATAAATACAGTAAATGCATGTATGCAGCAGATCAATATTGGCAGTGGCTATCAATGATCTGCACAGACGCAACATAATGATTATTCAGAAGCAGGCAGGTACTTGTAGATAGTTTTCACGTCTACACCTATCACATCGGCTACCTGCTTCCGGGTGGCGCCAGCGATTAACATATCTTCCGCCCGATTTATGATTGCGCGGGTCATGATTCTACGACGACCTCCAATCCTTCCACGTTTGCGAACTGCGGCCAGACCTGCGCGAATTCGTTCTATGAAATGCTGTGGGCTACACACTGTCAGAGATCAGTTTTGTGGCGTCAACGCTGTCTGATTTGTGGTTTTTTTACAATCACGGTTAGTACACAGCCTGAAACAACAAGAAACATCTGGAAATGATGGAGGTTTTCTCTGAAAATATACTGCGCGCAAAGACGCACACAGCAATGATGTTATGTAGTACTTTCCCCTCTTGAGTGTGCCTGCTCAAGGGGGGTATTTTCGCCGTATTTTACCGACAAATATTTGTAAATAGTCTTCACCCTACACCGATCGCATCGGCCACACGCTACTGTACAGGCGGTTAGTCGGGTATGTTTCTCGCGCTACTACTGCTTACGTTAACGTCTGGTAATGATCTAGCGGCGCGACGTAAAGCGGCGTTAAAAGCAATTATAGTGACCGGCCGGCGATGGTACTTCACACGGTTAGAATGACTCTGAAATAAATAAACATCTTCTGGATAGCGTTCTCTTCTACGAGCAATGATTCCCTCCACTGGAGGGGTTGATTCAACACGTAGCTCCTTCAGGTGACCCTGTTTTCGTATCAGTATCAAGCCATCATCAATATCATCATATCGAATACTCAGCAGCCTTCCAGCGCTTAAACCTGTGTGAAAAATTAACGCCCACAAGTCTGCCCATGTATCTGAGATGGAAACAAGATTGCTGTTAATAGTTAAAAATTGTTCAAAACTTATTGTTTTCTTACCGTTCACGAACAAACCAAACTGTTTTCAAAACTGAAAGTACTTATTATCTCAAATGTTACATATCACGGGAAGGGCAGGAATCCTTGATCGCGGACGGCAGCAGGAAAGTATTTGTAGATCGTCTTCACCCCCACCCCTATCACATCTGCGATCTGTTGCCGGGTAGCGCCGTTCTCCAGCATTCTGCGGCACCGCTCCACCACTACTTCAGTCATTACCCGGCGGCGGCCGCCGACTCTACCCTGCTCCCTCGCTGCGGCTAAACCCGCTCGTGTACGCTCGACAATCAGCTCTCTTTCCATTTCCGCCAGGGCGCTCATGACGTGGAAGAAAAAGCGGCCTGCTGGCGTACTGGTATCGATGCTGTCGGTCAGGCTGCGGAAATTTACCCCGCGAGCCTGCAACTCCGACACGAGCGTAATCAGATCACGCACGCTGCGGCCCAGCCGGTCCAGTTTCCAGACCACCAGCACATCACCCGGTCGCAGCCGCCGTAAGGCGCGCTTTAACCCTGGCCGCCGGGCATTTTTCCCGCTGGCCATATCCTCAAAAACCAGCTCACATTCTGCGCGGATCAGCGCGTTTTTCTGTAAATCGAGGTTTTGATCCCCTGTAGAGACGCGTGCATAGCCAATCAGCATGTTGTAACCCTTTGAAATAGCTGATTGTAAAAAGCTCCGCTCTTTCGCTCAAACCCTCGTTTGGGCGAAGCCTCTTTTTGGAGCAAAAAACATGGCCGAACTTAACCCGCCTTTGGGAACGACGACGCCTGAAATATTCCTGGATAACGTCAAGCGCGCTGACGAACTGGTGAACGGTCCGGCCGGAACGATTAACGATCGCGGCGGTGAACCGCTCGATACCTGGCGCCAGATGATGGCGAAAAATGATGAGGTCAGGCAGAACCTAATCCCGCTCAGTAAGCAATACCAGACGCTGGCGGCAGCGCAGGCGGATATTGTGAATATTCCGGTGGGGTCGACCACGTATTACCGTAGCCCGGATGACAGCGCTTTAGCTGTAGAAGTGATCAATAACGCCGGTACGCTGCAGCCTACCGGGCGGAAAATGCCATCTTATTCTTCGCTACGCGGGGCGAACATTCTGTTTGATGCTCTGAATGAATATTCAGCAAATGATCCTAAATTCGGTGCGTGGGACTGGTATCGCGGAGCAGTGGTCACTTTCAGCACTACTGATGCCAATATTCCGTTACCGACTCCAGTGGCACAGTATTCCGGCGTATGGTCTGCAGATAAATATTATGACCTTGCCCGCCTGCCTGTAAGGGTTGGTGATAAGTTAACCTTTTCCGTGCTGGCGTGGTTCCAGGATGCCGGTGCTAAGTTCCATATTTTCTGGATGTCCTCCACGGGCGCTGTTATTTCGTCTAAATCACAGCTTGCTCTGGCCGCAGGTATAAATACTCCGGTTATCACAGATGTCATTCCATCCGGCGCATCCTACGTCAGGATCCGGGTTGAAAATACTACGGCAGGGATATTTAAGGTCGGTGCTTATGCTGCTGCGTTAGGGGCTATTCAGCCTGAGTTTGTTCGCGCCACGCCGGATAAAACCTATCTGTCAGCCGTCATATCATCCGGCATTTCGGGGTTAACATCACGCGTCGATGCGCTGCAGGGGGCTATTTCTGTTGGTTATGCTTATGCAGCTGCCTGGCAAACCGGGAAGTTTATCAACCCAACTACAGGGGCCGTCACTGATAACTCTGCGCTGAACTGCGCAATCATTCCGCATGCCGATGGGGATGGCTGGCTGGTGACAGCCCTTGTGACAGGATCGGCGACTGCTCTGGCCGTTTACATGAATGCGGCAGGCACGGTGCTGGGAGTGGAGGGGCGCGGAACAACAACGCCGCAGCAGTATACGAATTACCGCCTTAATATTCCGTCGGGAACCACGCAGATCGGCATCACGGGCCGTAATTCGGCTGAGATATCTGTTAAAAAACTGGCGGTCGTTGAGACTGCTACTGTGCTGGCCAATATCGATTCTCTTGATGTACGTGTACAGAAGATTGAAGACTCGCTCGTTTACGACTTCGTTAAACAGGATATCACGATTACGTCAGGCGCCTACATCAACCGTGCGAATGGTGCGGTGGTGGCGAACAGTGCGTTTGATTGTGCCGTGTTCAGTTATACGACGGGAGATCGTTGGAAAGTCACGGCCCGCGTCAACGGTAGCGGGGTTTCGCTGGCGGTCTATATGAACAGCGCCGGAACGGTTATCGGTACTGAGGGTGATGGCACGACGGAGTCGGTGGACTACACTGACTACGAGCTAACACCTCCTTCCGGCACCGCCAAAATCGGAATCACCACCCGTATAGCTGTGCCCATTATTGCCAAAAAATATGTAGTCGTACCCGGCGGGGGAAGTGCGGTGAGTCCGTGGTCTGGAAAAATCATCGATGTGATGGGTGACAGCAACGTCGCCTATAACAAATGGCAACCCCTTGTCGCGGAAGCGCTGGGGTGTTCATTCCTGAATCATGGTATCGGTGGTTCGAAAATAGCTAAACCGGATAGCTCCTCAGCGCAAATCAGCATGTGCGACGATGTGCGAATTAATGCTCTGGATACATCAGCAGCGGCGTGGATTTGTGGCCCGTGGGGGACTAATGACTGGGCGCAAAATATTCCGATTGGAACTATCACCGACTTAGTGAATACAACCGTTTACGGTGCGCTGAATATCATTGCTCAGAAGTTGCGTGCGCGCGCCCCAACAAAACCTATCCTGTGGGCCACACCGTTCAATGGGGACTATGATTCTCCACGCTCAGCGGCATGGGTTGACGGTGAAACAAATGGCTATGGGCGGGTATCTGATTATGCGGCGGCGATACGCGCCGTGGCATTGAGATACGGTTTTCCATTAATCGACCTGAACGCCGATTGCGGATGGACGAAGTTTAACAGCAGCAACTTCCTGATGACGGAAGGTGATACCAATCCCTCTCGCATTCATCTCAATGCAGACGCGGGGCCTGCGCGTATTTCCTCACTGATAACCGATCGGCTTACTGCCCTACAGAAACTGGTTGGCTAGCCACCAGTCTAACGTTGCTGCCTTAAACATGCTGAACTCCCCCGGTGTGCCTCCGGGGGATTTTTCTACAGTACAACGCCTACGGCGTTTGCCCAGGCAGTCCACTGAGTGGCGGCTTTTGTAATTTCATCATCTGTCAACGCAACAGTGTGTAAAGCAGAAAATCGGTGAATCCCTGCGTTCGTTAGATCAGCCTGGTAACTACCGCCGATACGCAGTTTTGCCCCCAAATCGGCCGGGTCGCCCATATCCGTCGTTTTCTCCGCTGACAGCGCCTTGTTCAGGATTTTGAAATCCATTTTCTGACCTGATTTAAAGCGCGCGCACAGCAAATAGTTTGTGTTTGCCAGCAACCCACCGAGCGCGACTGTACGCTGCGTCGACGTGCTACCGGTGAGAGTGTTTACCGAAAAGTTCAGGGTCATGCTGGTAGATCCAGGCTGCGTTCTGAGCACTACGCCCTGCGTGGTTCCTGAGCCAGATTGCCGGGGTCCGTTAAAATTGCTGAGCAGCAGAATCTGTGAAAGGGTCGGACAGTTGAAGATTGTGAAAAAAGTAAAATCCAGAGACTGAAGAATACCCGTATCAAGCAATGTGCCTGCAGGCGTAAACTGGACGCCATTTTCCTGCACAACAGGCGAACCCAGTACCGTTGCAGCTACCCCATCCGGTGCGAGGTTTCGACCGGTTTTATCTGCCTCTCCATAAAAATTCAAATATTTCAGGCCACGGCGAACGAGCGGGTCAAAACCCAGGCCTTTATCACCAAAATAACCCGGAACAATAATACGCGAACCCATAATTTGTTTTCCTTAAATAGCGATTGCCTGGCGACGAAATGCCACACAGGGGTTATTCAGTGGGTATGGACGGTTTACCAGCTCTGGAATATTTGATTCCGGATATTGCCCTGTCCCTTCATGAAATTCGTAATTCGCAACAGCGACCGTTGTGTCGCTGTCAAACAGATTTCCGTTACCGTTACTTCCGGTCTGGCTGGCGTACCATAGATAAACATCGCCGGTCGTTTCACGCCCCAGCGTAATATCGACTACGGTATCGGCTACAATTTCGACACGCGTCACCGGAACGTCCCCGGCATCGTCAGTGACTCTGAATCCTTTTGCGGCATACGTCGTCGGAGATGAACCCACGTAGCACGACCGGAACTGAAGTGGCGGGCTCCACACCAGGAAATCCGCACGCAGGAATGTTCCGCTCAGCGTGACTGACAGGGGTTGCAGTGGACGCCAGTTCTGGCGACGATCAATTGCTCGATGGAGCACTTTTCCGAACTGCATTCCCAGCCAGCGGTAGCCGTTCGCGTCAAGATGGCCACCCTTGTCGGTGACAGCATACGCCGGTGATGCCATCATTACGTTTGCATCTGCTGCACAGATATCGAGCTGAGCCTCGCCAATGCTCATATTCGTGCTGTCGCGCGTCCAGCTGCCGCTGGTCTGATACAGCACAGTCAGGGGGGGCTCTGTCTGCCCGGTGATAGCGGTAGTATCGGTAATGACATCATCAATGAGCTTTCTCAGGAGTGCTCTGTATTCTGCGCGGTCTGTCGTCCCCCTTTTTGTGCTGTCATAGTTATATTCATTGCCAAGATATAAAAAACCCACCACGCCGCAGGTTTTCCCTTCGGCGTCAGCAATAGCTTTAATCTGGGTAACGGCTGAAATGATTCGGTTGTAGAATCCCCAGGAGTGTCCCTTTGACAGACTCTCAATAATCTGTCCGCCGACCCCGCAGTTAACGGCCACAATTTTTCGCTCATCTGTCGCCAGCCCCCGGAACTGCAGCTGCATTTCCCGCCACATCCACATCGCGCCGATATCGACGGTTTCACCGAAATTGTTAGCGCCACGCGGCAGCGCGGCCACGGCCTCATCGGTCATGAGGTTGCCGCCGTCAGGAGGGGCGATTAAATCCTGCACAACCGCACGCGCCGGTCGTATTTCAGCCCCATTTAACGCTGTGAAGGTTGATCCATTTTCGTTCTTCGGGCGTACAGAATCGCCCAGCATATTTATATTCAGAGCGGCCCTTATTGCCTTGCTCAATGCTGGATGTCCCTCAGTACCGTTACTTAACGACTGGCCATCCGTAATGAGAATGTTGTAATCGTAAACAGGGCGCGCGATGCGCGTATTAATCTCGTCCCGCATCGCCGCTGCAACAGCAAGATTTGCTGCATTTCTGCGTGAGATATCGTCTGTCCCATCATTATTCTGATCTCCCTGCTCACCATTGAGATTCATCAGGACAAATCCCACACTGTCGCGAAATACAAAACCAGAAATATCCGCGTCAGATTCAGCACTGAATGCCTCAGTCACCAATCGCTGCTGCTCAACGACAGGCTGAACACTGTCAACAGAGCTGAGCAGAGGAGTCCCTATTTGCTGAATAACGAATCCGACGCTATCCCGGAACACAAAACCATCAATAAACTCATCATACTCAGCCATCATCGCATTGCTCTGAATTGCATTCAGGCCGAATGCCGCCAGACGAAACCCCGCCTCATCATTAAGTGTCAGTAAAGGAGAATCAGCATCATCAGTAGCAATGAGAGATGAGATATAGTCAAGAACTGCCTGGATGGCCGCTTGAGAAGGCATTCTACGCCCGGTTGCTGTCAGCGTCCCAGCCACATTCATGTACTCGTCAGCCAGCGCGCTGCTGTCCGGGCTACGCACATAGGTGCTGCTGCCTTCTGGAATATTCGCGATGTCCGCCTGGGCAGCCGCCAGTGTCATGTACTGCTTACTCAATGGGATCAGGTTCTCCCTGATCTCATCGTTTTTCGCCATCATCTGGCGCCACGTATCCAGCGGTTCACCGCCGCGGTCGTTAACCGTTCCTGCCGGACCGTTCACCAGTTCGTCAGCGCGCTTGACGTTATCCAGGAATATTTCCGGCGTCGTCGTTCCCAAAGGCGGGTTAAGTTCGGCCATGTTTTTGCTCCAAAGAAGGCGTTCGCCCAAACGAGGGTTTGAGCGAAAGAAAAGTTGAAAGGGATTTTTTGGTATTAAGCGACGTCGCCGGGGTATGTAGCGTCGTCGTAGTCATAAAATTCAGCACGGTATTGCCGGGCCGTTATCTCGCAGGTTCCATCGTCCTGTGGCACTATCTCGGACACAATGGCGTGATACAGGTCGCTCTCAGAACTACAGAAAATTAACCGGGGAGGCTCAATTATCGGATCATCCAGCAGGATATCGGCGAACTCAGATTGATACGGGACGGATACCTGATAGTTGTCGCCTGTGGGTGATGCTTCAAACAGCCGTGATGCTTTTCCATCCTGATAACGCAGATAGACGCGTGGATTTGCAAAAGTCCAGTCCAGCGGCTCCGACACATCGAATGTGGTCACCCCACCAGCAGTAGTCATCGACTCAATCAAACACGAAACGGTGTTGCTGCCAGGGATATCATCGGTCAGCACAATACGATCCCCGACGTTGTAACAGAGCGCATCCAGTTCCGTCGTCGTTTTATGCGTCATTCGCTGCAGCTGGTATTTTCTCAGTCGGCGCATACCAATCTGGTATGCGTGATCAGGATTGCCTACACCATCAGCCCGGTATGCCTCTACTTTCAACGGCGTTGGGTTGCCAGGCAGACGGCATTGCACCGTCTCTTCTGCCCAGGTCGAGCCGTTGATATAGGTTACGTCAACACCATCGTAATCGTCGTCAGTCACCGTGCTGAAATCGGTCTGCATCTCGGATACCATCTCGTGAGGGGTGATAGCCCCGGTCCAGGGTTTAACACCTTCACGACCCACTGATGCAACAGACTGGGTATTTAGCAGAAAATAACTCTTACCGGCTGCAGCGATTTTCTGAAGCATTTCCAGCGCGGAAATACTGTCACCGGTGGCAAAATCGAAATACTCGCCGTTCGGGGTCCAGTAAGTCTGCTCCAGGGCATCTATTGCCTCAGTATCCATTTCCATACCAAGAGAACGGCCGACGTGATAAAGCGCACCAGAGATACTCCGGGCTACGCCAGAGTCATAAATGCGCGTGGCCACAACGTTTACGCGCCGGTCAGACTGAGCCGCCAATTTGCCCCCCGTCTCAACCGTAACCCCCATCAGGGTGACGCCAGCATAGGATGTTGGCCGAGCCAACAAGCGACCACGCAACGCTTGCCAGTACATCGAGTCACGCGCGTTATTGCTACCCTGCTCATTGCGGCGGCGGCAGCGCACCTCAACCAGCCCAGGAGAAGAGAGATCAAAACGCTCTGTAAAACCCAACCCGTTGATATTTTTAAGCGCGTAAACCCCCTGCCTGCTCGTCCAGCCAGAGCCAGAACCATAAACACGGTACTGTATTTCCCACTCACAATGCCTGATGCGTTTTTTGCCTTTGCTGTCGAATCCGCAAATACCGGAAGGAAATGAAAAATTCACTTCAAATGCGTCCACTACTTCAGATTCCGGGCAGGCAAGGAACGGCCCCATCCAGGTATTGTTGTCGCTGATCCCTGTAGCCTGATAGTCAATCATCGTGCGGGGTGAGAAGCCAGACCAGGAAGGATCAACCACTCCATCAATCAGCCGCTGAACCGTTGCGGTCGTACCGTCCGCATCCGCAATGCGGTACTCGTTGCCACGGTGAGCCAGCGCCAGGCGTTGTGTTCCCTCCGGTATCCCGGAAAATGCCACTCCGGTTGCACTCCCATACGCCAGCGTAACGTTAGCAGTTATTGCCGGACTGCCTCCGCTGGACGCGGTGCCGGAGGTAAATACAGGACTGTCGCCAAAAACGGCTACCGGTAGCGATGATGAGGTAATGTTTCCTCCGAGCCAGGGGCTTGATGCCTCAGCAATCAGCACAACACCGCCGCTATCCTGCGCCAGTAATCCTGACCCGGTCAGGCCATCGTTTATCACCGCCAGCAGGCCGGGCATATTCATATAGTCTGCAACGAGGGAAATGGTGTACTCATGTCCCTGCCAGGTGATCGTAAAAGTCTGGCCGGTACCGGAGTAATCATATGTTGATGGGGAGGCATTTGCTTTCAGGCTGGCCGCATTTCCACCCACCCCAGGTATCGCGTCCTGCTTTGCCGTATAAGTTGCAATAACCAGTTCGTATTCAGTGCCGTTAATTTCCAGGGTAACCGGCATACCCGGATAGGGATTAATTTCACCCAGAGAGTTACTGGCGAGAACGCTATATCCCGACGAGGTTGAAACCAGAAAATTCATCGGGGCGACGATCGTAACAATGGCCCCCTCAACCCACGACTCAGGCAACGCATTGCCTTCATCGTCATCATCGTTGCCATCATCCAGCCCGTTAAACGTCACGGATGCGCCAGAAACGGTCATACTGTCGGCGTTGATATCTGTCGAATCTGGCGAGGTCTGGGCCATATCAAGCCCACTCCCGCTGGAAGTACCACCTACCTCTGTCGAGTTGAACCAGTTTTCACTTCGCCGATCTCCTGAAACATCTGCTCCTGGTGAATAAACGTTGTAACTGAACGAATCCCCTAATGCTGAAATAGGTGTTGAACCCACACGGATATCACCATTCGTAAACGCGAAATTCCCCTTTCCAAGGCAAACCATCATTTCGACAGTCATTAGCGTTGGATCATCAGGATTAAAGCGCGTCACTGGCTGTACGACATAATCTGGATAGATACGGCAACGGCCAAACACTTCGCGGATTGGGTCGCCAAGTTTCGCCTGGTTCGCGCGGGCTGGGTTTAAATCCAGCCCCAGACCACTGGAGGATGAATAGCCGCCTTTATCCATGTTCGACATGGTGATCAGCACATACACAGCCGAAGCTGCAGCGATGGCCGCCGCTGCCCAGGCAGCGATAGCAGTTGCCGTCACTCCCTCACCAGGGATCGGGTAAACTTTTACATCGCTCTCAGCACTGATAAAGCATAAAGGCCATTCTGCCGGTGGGACCGGCTTACCATTCACCTCAAACGTAACACGCTGCACCATATCGTTACGGTAGTTATCGACATGCTGGAGCATCCAGTCATGTATGGTCGTATCCCGGTGTTCATGCGTCTCCAGCGGTTCGCCAGGCAAACGCGACGGGTAAAGGCGGATTGTCACTGGTAATACTCCACTTTCAGAAACTGGCGTTCAAAACGCGCCAGGGGAAGAATGGTTACGTTGCGCCGGGGATTACATTCAATAACGTAAAGCGCTCCCTCCATTTCGACGACAACACCAAGGTGGCCGATCATATTTCCCATATAGCAGGCGGCAACCGCACCGTTGCACGGCTTGCAGGGAGTCAGGTCACGCGAAAAACTCTCGCAGACTTCCCCCATTTCAGTGCTGCCACGCTCTTTAATCACAGCCTCAAACGCGGGCCATTCAGGCAGCCCCAGGTCCCGGCGGACCTCATGTACAATGCCGTAGCAGTCGAGAACAGGAAAAGTGCGGCCGCCCATCTGCCAGCGGACAGTCAGGTATTTGTCAATGTTGAGCATAAGGAACCTATCGGGAGTAACGGAGACCCTGGAAGTACGTCAACGTGTATCTGTCACGTGGCCAGGCATAATCGAGCATATTTTTAAATCCGGCAGTGACGTTTACAGTAAGCGGCGTCCAGGATCCTCCTTTAACCGGCATGACGTAAGGCGGCTCCGCTGGCGCGGTAAGGTCAGTGGAAATGTATTTCCTGAATGTGATGCTGGCAGTGGATATGGCATCAATGACCTTGCGAATAGCCGTGGATACAACGCCGTCGACGTTGCACAGCATAAACTTCAGGTCCTGCGTCCCGTCTTCGTTTCTGGCAGGAAGGGAAAGGACAATGGCACAGGCAATAAACGTTACTGTTTCGCCCCCCTCGGTCACCGCCGTAATGTCCTCATACCCCTCACACAAATAATGCGTCTGGCCGCCAATATCGATCTGCAACGTACCAATGATGACCTCCGACCCGGAGGACGCATAAAGGCGGTTAATCGCTGTCATGTTTAGGCCACTCCCTGTTCAGAGCTATATCGAGTAACGAACTCCCCACAATCCACTCCGGATATTCTCCCCAGCCAACCGCCGGCAGCGGCCGTTCCCATAACTCAAGGGATGCTGAATACCGCCAGTACAAGCCTCCTTCAGGCGTAGGCCCCTCATAAATATCGTTAAACCTGCAAACGTAATTTTTTTGGCCCACTGGCGTCAGTAGCGGCATGTTAAACCAGGCGCTGCCGTCTTTTAGAACATCCCGGTACCATGCCTCAAAAGCCTGGGCCTGCGCGTCAGTAAAAATCCAGGCTACATCTGTTTCCGTAGGAACAGAGGTATAGCCACGTCGTATTCTTTTACGCCCCGTTACGAGCTCGGTGATTTTTACCGGGGATTTCGGCTTCATTCCAAAGCCGTCTTTCAACGGCCCAGGGAGAACATCAGCGGGGTAGTAAAGTGTCGTGGTGATTGCCATCAGCGAATTTTCCTCCCCGAGTTGGTTTTCACCATAAGTGCCCTGTGTAGATCACCCTGCCCGGTAGTCACCGAGTTGACAGCTTTTCGGTAGCCGCGCTCAGCACCTTCAGCAGCAGCTTTGCGCACGAGGGCAACCGTCGCATCGGACGGGTTGCCATTTATGGGAATGTTGATATTTGGCGAATAAATCGCGCCGCCGCCTGTTGACTGATTTGCTACTCGATCCAGAGTGGCATCCAGTTTGGCGCTGGTTTTAGCTGTCGTAACGCGCTCACCTTTCTGCAGGAGCCAGGTTCCTGTTTCTGGTACAGAGTCGATACCGTCGTGAGCTTGGCCCTGAAGGGCTGTACCGACTCCTATCGCCAGCACTCCAGCCGCAGCAGTTGCGGCTATTGCTGCCGGTCCTGCTATTTCGGGGCCTACAAACGGCACGCCGATCATTGCTGTAAAGGCCTGCAGACCCGCCATTGCAACTTGGGCAGCAGCATAAGAAAGAAGTGTGCTACCAACAGATTGCAGAAACGTCGCAGCAAAATCTTTAACATTTAACTTTCCGGTTTCTGCCCAGTTAATAATCATATCCGTTAAGGTGCTAAATGCCTGTGCACCAACCTGTTGCATGTTGGTATATAAATCCATTGATGCTTCTATTTGCGTTGCTAGCCCAGATATAAAACCAGCAGCACCATCATTTTGTAACTCATCCTGCTTTTTATAATATTCCTCCTGTATCTTAAGTCTCTCATCAAGAGAATTCTGTAATGCTTCTTTCTTTTTATCGTAAAGACTTTGGTCTATATCTCCAGATTGGAGCTGATTTAATAAGTCATCCTGTCGAGAGGCAAAGTCCTGCTGTATATCATTATTATCCTGCATGCGTGAACGCTCACGGCTTCCAGAATAACGGCCAACAATTTGATTATCAAATCCCTGTCGTACTAACTTATTCTGCTTTTCTAAACCGGAAACATATTCAGCAACCCTGGCATTTTCCTGATTAAGCCTAAGCTCTTCTTTTTTAGAGTCTAGGGCCTTTGCAGCAGTGCGAAGCTGCTCTTTTTGAGCTTCTGACAATTTTTTAAGATTGCCACTGGTAATATCAAAATTAATTTTTTCGAGTTCTGTTACCTCAGCTGTTTTTTTACCAGTAGTTTCAATGAGAGCAGCTTGTTTTTGTAGATCAAGCAATCTGCTGTTAAAAGCATTTTCTGTTTTACTTGTTGGTGTTTTAACAGGTTTTCCGTTCGTACCACCAGGAGGTAAAGAAAATGGGTTGTCCGTTCCCACAGTGGCTACCTGAAGGGGTAGCACCGATTTGCTAGCTTTAGAAAATTTATCTCTAGTTTCTATAAGGGATTGCAGTTCATCGTTTAGTGCTTTAGCGCTGTCATCTACCCCTGTAATCCAACCAAACATTGACTCACTTTGAGAGTAGAAACCTTTTTTCCCTTCAAGGATTTTTTGCAGATATTCAATACGTTCATTAACTTGGTCTATATTTGTTAGGTCGATCTTACCACTAAGCGCCGCAAAACGGTTTCCTGTGCTGGCTGCTAGTTGGCCCGCTCCTGCAGCTGCTTTTACAAGCCATCCAGCAAGTTGAGCGACTTCCGATACAAGATCAGAAATACCTTGAAGAACCAAGGGGTCAGTCAGTACGTCATGAAGCTTATCAAGTGATCCCTGCAAAGGAGTTAGATCAACTTTTGCCAATCCGGCTGCAATCTCAATTTTGAGCCCTGCAACCTGAGCCTCCATATCTTCAAAAAGTTGATTAACCTTTACTAAATCATCAATAGAGGATGGATCAGGAGCAACACCATAATCTTTAGCAAGGTCAATAAACTGTTTGAGTTTTTGGTTATTGTTATCAAACAAAGGAAGCAATTTTGAAAGGTCGTTACCCAAACTTTCAAGAATGGTGGTCTTCTCGGCATTAGTACTAATTTTCCCCAAAGATTCACCGATAGCGAGCAATTGTTTATCTGGACTGACTTTTGATAGTTTTTCCGCAGATAATCCAAGAGCGTTGAGCGCATCAACAGCTTCACCTGATTTATTTAATACCGCGTCACCAATCTTATCACCAATATCCTTGAAGATATCAGCCATTTGGTCACCGGAGATACCAGCCTTTTCAGCTGCAAACTGCCAGGCAAGAAGTTCCTGGGTAGATAATTGTAATGATTTAGCCCAGCGGTCAGTTTCTGCTATTTGCCTAGATGTGGATTTCAGTAATTGAAATCCGGATGCGCCAACAGCCAGCCCAGCTGCAATAGCTGCCGCCCCTATACCTGCTAGTGCAGCACTGGATTTTGCCACATCATCTTGTACCTGCTTACTCCACTTGGCTGATGCACGCTCAGCTTTATCCATCCCTGAAACAAATCCACCAACTTTTGCAACCAAGTCGATAGTCAGAGTTCCCAGTGACTTGCCAGCCATAAATTCTCCAAGTGAAAAAAAGCCCGCTTTTAGCGGGCGTTATTTTAACAATTGTCCTTTAACCTCCTTTTAAGGGTAGATTTAAAATCTTTCCTTAGTGATTCAGGGAGACCTTGTTCTAACCTATCGATTAAAGGCATATTCATGAAAAGGATATCATTAACACTGCTTGAACCATGTTTTTTTAAAAACATAATTGCAAGATTGTCTACAGCCAAGATATTAAGGCATGGTTCACCATCTTTCAAAGAAACAAAGTCATCTGATGAGAAAGATTCTATTTTAGTAAAATCTACCTCTTGTAATGACTTCTTTCTCCCTGAGAAAGAAATGAAGATACCAGCAAGAAAAAGAACAGCCGCAACTAATAAATAGTTTTGCTGTTGAGCCATTAGCCCAATATTATTAACTCTTGTACCATCGCCAACCTCAACACTCACATCCATAAAGAACAATGAGTACACCGCGAGAATTATACCTGCCAGCGATAACAGCTGCCCTGAACTCTTCATATCATTCCCTCGTGATAATAGTTACCAAAAGGGTAGCAGGATTTTTTTAAAGGCAAAAACAATAATTAGTCCCAGGCTTTCATGGCCTCTTCCAGAGATAATGGCGCTTCGTTGATGTGCGGTGCAAAGTCACTAACCTTGAACGGAGGCGTGTTCTTTGCCTTATTGATGTTAGCCAGGACAGAAGCCACCAGCGAAGCCCCCCACTCTGTACGCATCATGATATTGAGCGGTCCATACTTCTCACGGTACTTGAGCCAAACCAGAAATTCCCTGCGACTCATCCGCTCCTGAGCCTCTGCGATGGTGCGGCCGCCGATGCCGTTCATCACCAGTTCGCACCAGAATTCATCCTCGCCGGTTAGCTCGTAGTCTTTCCCAGTTCGTTTACATCATGAATTGCAGCCAGGAGGGCCATAACGATCGGACCGTCCAGCGCCCCACGCTCCGGGGTAGCAGTTCCAAGAATGTCAGCCGCGGTAAACACTGGGGCGCCGTCCTGATCGCAAATATGCGCTGCAATGCGCTCAGCAATCGGGTCCGATTTCCCGTTATACGCCAGCAGTTCAGCTTTGGTGGTGTGGTAGCCCATCGGGCGCACATAGACGGTTGCGATATGCTCTTTCCCGTCACGGCCTTTCCACTTAATTTCTTTTTCCACGGGACGCCCGGTAAAGGCACCGGTTTCTTTTAACGTATCGAGAGTAAGTTGCATTTCAGCTCCTGAATAGAAAAGCCCGGATAACCGGGCATATTAATTACGCTGCGGCCTTCGGCACCCATACGGAAGAGCCAGACCGCTGGATCGTGGCGGAGGTCGTCACAACAGCGTTACCCTGGAAATCAAACGGGAAATCGGAAACGTAACCCTGGAAAATGAACCAGGTGCGATCCGATGGCAGCACCAGACCATCAACAGCATCCTCAGCGCCAGATGCGGCGGCTGTCGGGACACTGGTTCCATCTGACCAGCCAACCGCAAAAGTTAACGGCGTCTGGTCATTCGCTTCAGCGAGGCCATGCAACATAATGTGGCTGGCATTCGTCGGATCAGCGTTAAGCCCGACGGTTGCGGCCGCAGGCGTTTTAAGCCCCTTTTTGTAGGTTCTGGAATCCCGCTCACTCAGACAGGTATCTTCAATCTGATCGGCAGGGTTGCCGCCGGGGTTGAAACTGGTGATGCATTCAACCTCGCTGACCACGCCAGACTTGAGCACAAAAAATTGCGTGCCTTGCGTTAATACAGACATGTTTTGTCTCCATAAAAGAAAAACCCGCACAAGGCGGGTCAGTTTGGGGTTGTTGGTTATCTGGTCGTTATCCAGTCAACATCGAAGGAATAGCGGTATCGCATGGTTACAGGATCGCGGCTTTGTGCACCCCATCGGGTGATATAGGCCTTGCCCTCAATTGCGTCGCGTAAAGCACGGGCAGCGGCGATCACATCGGTGTCAGTATCACCATAGACATCAACCTGCAGAGAGTAATGATCCGCATCTGGCCGCTGATTCAGATAATTTTCAGGGGAGCCGCCTATGTTTTGCCAGACTGCGTAGGGGTAAACGATATTGTCGTCCTGCATACCGAACGGATAAAGCCGCACGGGATTAGAACCTAACAAATCCCTGACTGCCTGGCTGGCTGCGCAAACTGCAAATATTGGAGCAATCATACCGGAGTCCCCTTTTTAGCCGCTCGACGCACAGCGCGATCAATGGACTTTTCCAGCTCCAAAGCAAAAACGTTAATCACATCGGCATCGACCCCATTCAGTGCAGGCCTAATTATTGGCCTCGCTGCAGCATGTTCTGTGCCGAACTCCAGGAATCGCCAGTACCAGGTATCCCCGCCGGGATTACCTTTATCTCCGGCAGTGTTATAACTTTTACCCGCCCTGCCTTTTCGGACGTTGGCCTTAGTATTGGCGTATTGCCTGGCGCCGCCCATCACCCCGACACGAAACGTCGGATCGCCGGTTCTGCGAAACGCCTTGCTGCTGAAGCTGACCACAATGTTTTTGTAGATAGCCTCTTTAGTGAGAGGATCATCAACCCGCGCGGCATTATTGCGCGCTCTGTCCCTGATGACGTTTGCCGCTTTACGCAGCGCTGCACGACCGGATTTATCGCGAGTGACCTGTGAGACGGCATCCAGTTTCCCCAGGACGGAATCGAGGCCAGTCAGGTTTACTTCTACGCCATCAGCCATCGTTAGCCCCCTCTGAACATGGCAGTGTCAGGTATTCCCTGCCGCTCCGGGGGTCAGGTAAAACGCCCTCAATGTTGTAGATGCGGCCACGAAACAGGATCCGATGTTTCCGGGTGACGCCCTCACGGTAACGAATCGTTATCCGTGTGGTAACTTCGCCCTGAGAGGCCTGGGCGGCGATAAACTCACGTGCGGATAAAGGAGCGACTTCGGCCCAAAGGGTTGCGACATCGCGCCAGGTATTAATCACGGCTCCCGTTGTCGGGTTCTGTTCTTTTACCGGCTCCTGCAGGGTGATCCTGTTACGCAATTTTCCGGCCTGCATATCACCCCCTCGTTCTTTGACTCAGGTAAACGGGGCGATCATCACCCAATGAAGTGATTTCAATATCGTCATCTGCAGCCAGCGACTGGATAATTACATCGGACAGGGAGACGTTAGATTCAGCCAGGCGGTTTATCGCTTCCGTCTGCTCTCTCTGTGCTGCTGTTTGTTCTCTCAGCGCTGCTATCAGCGCGTTTACCAGTTGCTCGTTCATAGGCTATTTTTGTCCACTTTTTTAACCACTCACGCCTTTTAGCACATCCTGAGCAGCCCATTAGTTCCACCTCCGGTGCCTAATCAGCAGCGCCTCAACGCCCAGCGGAACTTCCGATAGGTTCTGCGCTGCCGCTTCGCGGTTCGCATACCAGTGTCCAATCAGCAAAAGCATTGCCGCCCAGATGCCGGAAGTAAAAATAACCTCACGGGGCTGAGTTTCCCCTTCCACTGGCGGCGTTAATGTTTCGACCAGCGCACCGTCGCAGAACCGCTCAATATAATCGACGGAGGCCGAAGCATAGGCAGCAATAAGCGTATCTTCGTCGTCACCATCAACCTTCAGATGCGCCTTTATCTGCGCCAGCTGTTCCTCGCTTATTTCCACCTTTACCCCCTGGTTTGGCTTTAGCAGGCTCCGCAGAACCAGAGTCTGTTGCCTTTTCCGGCTCAACCGCCTCGGCCAGATGCAGTTTCACCAGTGCTTCGCCGATTTCTTTATGCACCTCGCGGATTTCCCCCTGAGATACCGTACCCAGGTGATAATGCGAGAACATACGGAGAGCTTTAATTTTCATCGCGTTTACGCGGCCATTGCTGGCCGCGCCCTTTTGTTATGCACCAGTGCTGACAGCAATATCACCCGTCACAATCGCTGCCGGGCGATAGTGGGCCAGCGCCAGGCGCTCTTCGCAAAGGATGGTCAGCATGTTTTTAACGAAGTTATCGCGGTCCTGGTTGCTGATCTCGATGGTGGCATCCATGCGATCCCAAACCTGCGACGCCAGGCCAAACGCGCCAACGGTGAATTTGCCTGCCGTCTGCGCCGTGGTCGACACCACCGGAAGCCCCCAAAGCACTTTCGAGGCAAACGCCTGCGGGCCACCGAGGATGTAATTGCCGTTAGCGTCCTTCAGCAGAGCAATACGGTGCCAGTCCGCCGGGTTCAGAATGATGCCGTCGGCTTCGAACTCACTCAGCGATACCTGATAGATGGCGTGTGCCAGAACATCAGCGCCAGTATCTCCGGTTGCGTTGAGTGTGGTTTCGTAGTCGTTCGCTACTACGTTGAGCCCCTGCAGGTTATCGCCGGTACCGTCCCCGTTCAGCATCTGGTTCTCTTCCACCAGCGCCAGTCCGTACATCATGCGGGAATTGATGTAAGACTCGAGCGCCGGGGCATCATCCATGATCTGGCGCGATGCCTGGATCCAGTGGGCGATAGTTTTCACGTTCGCCGTTTCTTTGGTGAAAGTGATGTTGCTTTCCGGCTTGAGGGTACCTTCTGCCACTGGTGCTGCAGCGTTGGTAAACACGTTTTCGCGCACGTATTCCAGCGCGTTACTGGTGATACGCCCCTGTGCCAGCAAGTCACGCACGGTCAGACGGCGAAGACCAGGCATAAGAATACCCGGCAGCTGCTGCGGCTGGACCAGGGCGCCTGCCGACGCTGCGCCGGAACCAATCGCTTTATCAAAACTGGTGACTTTCGCTTTGGTACGCGAGCCGTCCCAGCCCTTCATCAGGTCTTCAGATACGCGCTGAGCAAATGACTTCTGCGCAGTCTGATCAGGAGAGTTGCCGGCCAGTTTCTGCTCAAGATCGAACAGGCGGGTACCGGCGGCTTTCAGTTCTTCCTGTGTTTTCGTCAGATCGGTCTGCAGCTGCTTGTTGATTTCACCGGTCTGGTTGATGGATTTACGCTGTTCTTCGATAAGATCCTTTACTTCTTTTTGGGAGTTTTCGATAGCTTTTTCCAGTACAGATAATTCAGACATGTGTTACTCCGTTAAGGTGTCCGCAGGTTAGCGGCAAATGAGTTAATGCGCTGTGCCAGCGCGTCAATGTCGTCGCTACCGAACTCGCTTCGGCCTGCAGACTTAACACGGGCGATAAATGCCTGTGCTTCAGAACGCGAAAGCCCGACTGAATCCCTCAGCCAGGCCTCCGCATCGCGAATAGATTTGATGCTGTCGATGCTCTTCATGGCCGTTACGCCAGCGAGCTCGTTGGCCGGGAAAGTACAGACGCTAATTTCCCGCAGGTAAGAGATGTTTTTGAAGATGAGACCTGACGTGCCAACGGTGTAATCATCAGGCCCAACGGAAAACCCCACTGACATCCCTTCAACCGTGCCATGCTGCATGGCAGCTTTCAGGTCTTCGGCCAGGCTAAGCCCTGGAGTAAGTTGACCGCGGACAAATAGGCCCTTGTCATCTTCATGCATGGCATCCCATTTACCGACCGGGATAGCACGTGTCTGGTGGTTAAAGAACATGGCCACCTTGCGGCTCTGGTTAGCAATCACACCAGCGAAAGCACCAGGCAAAATAATGTCGCCATCGGCGTCGGTGTTATTAAAAACCGATGCATACCCTTCAAATGTTCCCTTACTGCCGTCGCCGATGAACTTGATTTCGGTCTGGTCGAAAGCCAGCGTCTTCTGAATGTCAGGCATCATAGCCCCCATAAAAATTAAGCCCCGGCATTGCGGGGCTCTTTGTTTGTTCCGAGATCGGTAATGGGCACGTTCTGCGACTGCCGTGTCGCCACATCACCTCCGGGCAGCGGCGGCAGGTTATCCAGCCTTCGAACCTCGTTAACGGTCCGAATCCCGGTATTGACCATGATTTGCATAAATGATGCCCGGCTTGTTGAATCACCGCGCAACAGCCCGTCGAGGTTATGCTCGGCGTGAATGACGCCCTGTTCTGACTCTTTGACCAGCCAGCGCTCAATGCTGTACTCCCACCGATCAAGGTAGGGTTTGAGGGTATACTGGAGAAAGCCCAGGTTTTGCTGTTCTATCCCCGATCCCCAAGAGGTGGTTTTGTCCACATCGCCGACCAGATGTGGAGGCACACCGTAAAATCGCGCCAGTTCGGCGACCTGAAATTTACGCGCAGCCAGAATTTCTGAATCCTGAGGCGAAACGCCGATAGGTTGCGTGGTGAAGCCGCTCTCAAGGATCCAAAGCCGCTTTTTGACCGGGCCACCAGCAATCTCCTTAAAGTTTTCCTCCAGCTGCCCGCGCTGCTCTTTCGTCAGCACCTTGCCGTCAGTCATCAGGATCTGCGGAGACTTCGCACCATTGGCGAAAAATTCACGCTGGTTATCTTCCATCGCTATGGCCACACCAGCAGACTTCGCACTGAATGCCAGCGGCGAAAGACCAGTCAGACCATTGAAGCCAAATCCTTTGAGATGAAAAATTTCTTTCTGTGAAAAGTCAGCGTATTCAGTGTCCCGTCGGTAGCGGTAGATAATATTTTTACCATTATCGCTGAGCCGAACTTCCATATTGGCGCTCATCAGTGGAACCATGCTAATCACGTCACCAACACCGTTTCGCTCAACATGTGCATAGGCGTTACCATAGGCACATAGCTGCATAGTCATTGCTTCGCGAAACTCAAGAGCGGTCATGAAGTTGTTGGGACGGAATCTCAGCAGCTTCGCAAGGGGGTGACTGTTGTCCACTTTAGTGCGTTGATCATTTTTGGTCTGATAAACATCGAGTGGTAAAGATGCTGTTACGGTGGAGATTAGCCTGATGCAGGCCCATACCGTACTGATTTGCATATTACGCTCATCAGTCACAACAGAATCACCAACCACACCGTGCGCTGACGTGCCCGCCATCTGCGAGCCCTTATCGGGTGTCACCAGGCGGCCGCCGGTCAGGATAGAGGCCATGCGCGCCCAGAATGGCGATCGCGTCCGCAGGTCAATGCTGTAATCGGTATCTGCCATTTTTACACGCTCAAAAAGTTGTAAATGAAATCATTAACGTCACCCTGCTCCTCTACCTCATCACTGGTCTGCGCGCCGATAGACATCGCCAGCGCTACCATGCCGTCGATACGTCCGCTCGACTTACCTTTCACAAACTTACGGTTACCGGCAGGGTCAGTGATTACCGTGGCGTTTTTGGCGCACATTTCGAGGATCGGGTGATTGCCGTGCTTCAGCTGCGCACCGAGGAGTTTGGCTTCCAGCTCCCTGAGAGCAGGCGACATGGAAACAAACCCCTGACCGAACTCTACGAATCGTTCGAGCTCCACATCGGTGAAACCAGCATCGATGAGATGCGGGCGAAGGAAGCGCATGTTATAGCGGTCAAACGCCAGCGCCCTGACGTTACAGAGATCAAAAACGCGCCGCAGCTCCCTCGCGATAAATCCATACTCGATAGCCTTACCAGGTGTCGTGTTTAGCCAGCCCTGCTTCGCCCATATGTCATAAGGCACACGATCGTTACGCGCCTTATCTGCCAGCCCTTCCTCCGGTAGCCAGAATTTACAGTGCACATCGCCCTGCGTGGTGTTCAGCACCAGTGCGGTCAGGTCTGACACGCTCGAAAGATCGAGCCCGCCCCAGACGGTAGCCCCCGCAAGTTCGCCGGGTTCCTCCTTGTTCATATGCCATACACTCTGGCTAACGAACGGGCTTTTCGCTTCAACCCTGCGGTTTAACACAAGGTTCTCAAACTCTGCCTGGCGAGACGGCAGGCGTTTCGCACTGGCGGCCATATCCAGCACTTCTTTCTGGTTCATGAACACATCGAAGGCCGGGTTTGCCAGCCTGATGGCCTCGACAGAGAAAGGATCGATATCTTCCGGCGCGGTCTGAAGCCGGACCACCGTCCGGGGATCGGCTCCGGTCAGGCCATCATCAATCAGCAGGCTAAGCAGGTCGCTCGCATCGGGCGCCTGGGTGCTGATGATTATCGAAATAGGGTTATCCTGTGCAGCGGTGGCGGTTTCCAGCGCTTCATAAAGTGGATCTCGCGGCCCACGCACCTGGCCCAGTTCGTCGTGTGCGACAAATCGCGGCGAGAAACCGTAGGCCGTGGTAGCTTCGGCACTCAGTGCGCGGTAATAAGAACCCAGCTCAGGGCAGTGGATTTCTTTAGCTGAATCCTTGATCGCAACGTACTGCATTAGTACCGGGTTCATCCGGCACATCTTCGAGGCCAGGTTAAACAGAATGGCCGCCTGGTCGCGTGAGCGTGCCGCAGAATACAGCTGCGAGTTCGGTGCAGCCTCGGGCCCTACCAGGTAGAGCAGCATCAGCATGGCGGTTTCCACCGTTTTGGCGTTTTTTCGCCCGCGACTGATGATTGCGCGACGTGTACCATGCTTGTTGTCGAAAATGGCTCTGAAGTCATCCTTCATGAACTCAGCCATTTTCAGCGGCTGGCCGACAAACTTACCTTCGGGAATATAAATATTTCTTTCGCACCAGAGGATATTCCTCTCGGCTCTTGTCAGAGTTTTTTTAGCCATCGAAGAGCCTTATTCAATTTCCCAGGGTTTTTTCTCCCGCGGCAGATTTTTGTTGGCGCGTCCTACTGTTTTAGGATCAGCAGTCGCCTGCCGGGTGATACGCAGTCGCGTTGCCAGTGAAGACGCAGACCGTACTTCACGTTCGCGCATCGTGAGCAATTTATCGTAGCGCTTCAGCCCATCATCCCGAGCCAGCCACTCCAGCTCAAACTCCTCGATCTGAGTGGTTAACAGTCTCGCCTGCACCACATGCCGACAGTACATTTCCATCATGTCGCGATGTGTTTCAGTAAATGAGCTGGCCGGGTTATCGTTAACCAGTCTGATCCAAACGTTTATCTCTGGATCGCTAAGGTGTAACGAGGGCTGCAGCCTGCTTTCAGCCAGAGCCGGAAGCGACACAGCCGTCGTCGCGGCAAGAGATTTTCTGCCTCGCTGTGCCATCGCTTTTTTCCTTTTTTTCTGGACGTTTTTGAAAAGAAAACTGGGGGCGCGGTCTTTTTACGATTGCCGCCAGAGTTTTACCCCTCCCCCCACCCTCTCGGGCTGAAAATGAGAAAAGTTATCATTTCTCGATAATCCGCAGATTTTCGCGGGGAGGGCTGGCGGGCACGAGGCGCTCACCGACACCGACAGACATTGTCAGGATGATCGTTGGTGGCGTCTCGTTTGCTGTGTGACTAAAGGAGATGGCGGACGCAGAAAGAAAACTCACACCATCAATGCTCAGTTCCACCAGTTTGCCATCGCGGTATTCAATCTTCATATCTTGCATTGCGCTCTCCTTTTACCAGATAACCCTGCCTTCATTGTCGAATTCGGTAACCGTTCCGCCCTTCTCCATACGTTGCTTAACCGAATCGTGGCAGCGCTTGCATAGCGACTGAAGATTGTCCGGGTCGTGGAAGAGGTTTTCATCGCCCTTGTGAGGTTTGATGTGATCAACAACGGTTGCGGATATCACCTGATTTCGCCTGAGGTGAAACTCGCAGAGTGGTTGCTTCTGAAGCTGGTGATAACGCAGCCGGTACCAACGTTTGGTGTTATAGAGGTGATGCCAGGGTGAACTGGAAGCCATATTCACTCCAATAAAAAGCCACCAGCAAATGCCGGTGGCTTCATTTCGAAAAAGTCATAAGAATTACATCAATCTAAGCGAGAGTCAGTAACACCTGAAACTACTAACTCTTTGATACCACGACAAACTTCAAAGAATGCATTGTTATCATCTGGATCGGAAACTAAGAATGATTTTTTACCTTCAGCTAACTCAACATTCAATCTCCCATTGGATTTCCACATGGAAACGGAAACTAAATGATGTGAGCCGCCACCATACTCCGAGTCGTCAACGACGGTCGAAATTTTGAAGTTCAATCTGTACTCGTTATCGAGATCAAATCCAGCAATAGGCATCTGCTGGAACAACCTTTTTTCGTTAAATTTACCCACACAAACATATGGGTGGGGTACTTTATTGGCATCAATCCATGAATCTGATGGCAGGGATAGAGAGTCTTTATATTCAGAAACTAACTTTCTAGCCGATTCTTGCAATTCAGACTTACGATTACTGAATTTGGTCTGCAATTCTTTATATCGCTGCTGAATATCCTTAAAGGTAATATGCATGGTTTCTCCTTACGATTTACAGGAACTAGCATCTTACCCTCAAGGCAGAAATTTTTCTCATCCAAAATGTTTTTTGCATTATCACAGGCACTCATTGAATGCCTGCTGTAATGCCTTAGCTGGCCTGCTCAGCGCCGGTATCAAACAGCGCCAACGCTTCAGTCGCTTCCTGGATGGCCTTACGGGTCTTCGAGACAATCTCGCTTTCCGTGAAAACACGATCAAAGGAGTCTGCGAAAAGCTCAGACTTCAGATAGCTGTCGCCGACCCAGTCAATGGCCAGCTTGGCCGCTGCGGTGTCGTAGTTAACTTTCTTGATGATATCCAGGCGGATTTGCTCGGATGCGGTGATCTCTGACATGTCTTACCTCTATGCGATGTGGGGAGCATTATCGAAGCCACTAACTTAGCGGCTTCTGTAATATCCTCACGTGGGGATGAAGGTTGATTTATACCTTAGTGGGGTTAGCGATTAGGTAAGTTGAATGCCTACTGCTCTTTGGTAAATGACGTTATGCCTAATTCAGTAAGCTGATGCTTTACGGCTCCAATGCGTCGGCTAAGCTCTCCGGTAACACTCCTGCGTACCGCATTAACAAAATCATCATCCTGATAACGACTCTGAATCGTGATGCCTAACCCTTCCCCGCGTGCGACGAGTGAGTGTTGCCCTTCAAGTTCCTTAAGCCGTTCGCATAAGATAGAAGCAGCGTTAACATTATGTATGTTCATTTCTGTTTACCTTGCCGCAGTTAGCCTGCACTGCTTTGTTGTGCGCCAGAATGTCGCGCTTGGTCTGCTTATCCAGCACATCGATATCATGGTCGGTCAGGTAGATAATTCGTACCCAGCTGCACGCGGTATCAACCACCACCGGGGCGGGTAAACTTTTCGCGCAGCTCCCGATCAACATCGTCATCAGGCATATGGCTAACAGTCTGCTGTACATCGTTGGCCTCTTTCGTGACTTCCGCCTTACGTTCTGCCGCGGCGACGGTGGCGACGGCGTTCTCTTCAGTACGCTGCAGATCGGCTTTGGCTTCTGCATTACTGGTTCCGCGTGCATGGCCGATGCCGAATGCCCCAGCGATAGCACCCAGGATGACAACCACCAGCCCCGCGATAGCTTCGATTCCCATAATCACCCCACCAGCACCGATTTTGCTTTCAGGAAGCGGGCGCGCCGGTTATTAATCCCGTTTTGCCCGCCGTTGATAATCTGCGTGACCCGGACAAGATCACCCGGATATTTCAGGCAACCTTTTGAGACATAGAACCATGCTGCACTACGGGCCGCATAGGAGGACTGCTCCAGTAATTCTGGCTGAGCCACCAGATCAACTTTCAGCCCGTTGCCGCAGTCCCGGTAATTAGAAAGCCCGGTTATTTGAATAAGTCCGCGCCCTCGATAAACCCAGCCATCAGTTGCCCTGTTGTTACCCAACCGCTTGCTATAGACAATGTTGGCGATAGCCCGCTGGCGCTCCAGAGGTAACACTGTTTTCGACTGGCTGCGCCCGAGGGAATTGGCCTGCTCCTGCGTTAACCTGCCGTAACGAACAAAATCAGCAAGCCCGGCGATGCTGTAGTTGAAATTCTCCACTACCCTGTTAAACCCGAGGCTTTCATGGCCGCACTGAGCAATGAACATTGCCTGGTCGATAGCGGAAGTGATGCCGAACTCTTTCATCGCGGCTGTAATATGCGGAAACCAGCGCGCAGCTAACCCGGCGCTGATACCAGCCGCCTTCTGGAATTGTGTTTGATTCATTAGTGCCTCAGTGCATCAACCAGACGCGCTATATTCCCCCTGAACCAGAGAACCGCGCCGCAGATAAGAATGTTTGCCAGTACCACCAGCCAGTGGGATGACTCGTACAAGCCAAACAGGAAACGGAAAGGGATGCTGGCATAAACCAGCACAGTGAAGTAAGCCATCAGCGATATCATGGGGCGGTGTCTTGACCCGTCGCGCCGGTAGAACATCAACGCACCAACAATTACAGCGCATATCACCGCATTGACGATTGCGCTCGGATCACTTGTTACCATTGCTTGTCCCTCCTCCACGTAAGCGAGAGAGAATCCCAAACAGGCTACCCAGATCCTGACTGTTAACGAACGTCAGCAATTTAATGGCTATGGCTGCAACGATTACAGCACCGAGTGCATCAAGCGGCCTGTCACTATACCCCGTCCACTTTGAGAAGTAAGACCCCAGCAGAGGAGCACCAATCACACCGAAGATGAATGAAGTTATGAAGTAGCCCACCAGCTTTAGGCGGCTGATATTTACCGCCGTAGCGACATAGAACACTGCCCCAGCGAACGCACCAAATACCACGCCATAATCAATGCCAGTTGCGAGGCCGAACATACTGGCCCCCATCAGCCCGCCAGCAGCTACCGTTGTGCCAGAAACAGGATCGGACATTTAGCCCCCTCAATTGCTGTGAATCCACTCAAAAAAAGAGGGGAAACGTAAATATTTCAGATATAATGGATAATTAACTTTGTAAAAGAAGGCGTTATGGACTCAGCGAATCTAACTACAGTTGCCACTCTACTCGTAGCTTTAATTGTTGGCCTTTTAGCTTATGCCTCCACTTCTTCCTCAAAGGAAAAGGAGGTAAAATTATCCGTTTACGAAAAACTAGGCATCGAAGCTCATGAGGCTCTAGAAAGCATACAAAACAACACAGAATATTTAATACAAGTTTTTCTATTCCAAGCAAATGTAACCAGAAAATCAATTAAAGAGGCACATGATAAAGTTCTGCCAAACATAGATAAATTAAGAGAATTAAGAGTCAGACTCATGTTTTTTGATAAAGATGTATTTGACCAATATGAGAACGTATTAAACTCTCATGGAAGTATTCTCCCGAAGATATTTGGGTATGGTAACCATAATGGTAATGAACCTCTACGTGTAGACAGAAAATTCACTAACTACGAAAAGAGAATATACATATTTAAACTCAGGCAGATACTCAAACTAACTGAGGACACGAAGAGTCTGTTAATAAGCGAAACTTCGAAGAGATACCAAAAAACCATATCATCATCGAAATGGCTGAATTTCATAATATTCCCATTAATTATTGCGTGTTTTTTGATTATGGGATTTTTGTCTCTTAAAGCTACAGAGAAAAAATCTCCAGAGCAACCAACTAATATAATTATAATAAGAAACTAAAAAACCCGCCTTTGAGCGGGTTTCTTTTGTTTTGCTGCTCAGTTCGCTTTAACGTCCCGAGCCTATCACAATTCAAGCAGTTTCTGGCTCACTTTGCAAGTAAAATCTGTCGCCATTTGTGCCGAATGCGTCACACATTGGTGCGTATAGCATCGATTCTGCCAAACTTATCCATGCATCAACTCTTCGCCTGCAGGTCATAAAGCACCAGTCAGGATGCTTTTCATAGAGTTCTTCCGCTATACGGCGTTTGCTCTTCCGTAACCGGTAATGCTCCACCAGCAGGTAGTAAAGCTCTTTGTGACCACCAGTAATAAGGACTGCCCCCAGTACCTTATCAATCAGCAGTCCTTCATCGTCTGTACAGAAGGCCAGGCCGCTTTTATTTTTCCCCGCGAGTATTTCACGAAAGAACGCCTCCAGCTCTGGCTTCGAGATACCCGATTTCTTCATCCGGCGTAATGCTTCGTTGATGGCTGTTTTGGTTATCTTCCCGGAGGCCAGTAACTGGTTAAACATATTGCCGCCACTACCGCCGCCGATGTACGACCAGCGGCCCCACATGCGCAGATTCCCTTGAATCCAGATGGCCTCCAGCGTTTTCAGCCTGACCATTTCACCAGCTTTTCCAACCTCGGACGGGTTAATCATTATGCGTTCTCCACTATGCCAGCACGCCAATTGCCAGCGAACGATCCAGAAATCGAAACAACAGCTCCAGCTGTGAGCCGTGCTTCTCCTCAAATGCCACGGTGTCAGCGTGCAACTCGTCGTGATGCGCTCTGCAAAGCGGCAACACAAACAGGTCATGCGCTTTTGTTCCCATTCCACCTTGTCCGTGGCCTATCAGGTGATGGGGATCATCTGCTTGTTTGTTACAGCAGACACACTGCTGGGACTTAACCCAGCGCGTCCAGCTCTCGTTTACCCAGCGGCGGCGCTTTGGTCGCAGCATGAATGATTCCGGCGTTTCAGGATCTACGCGAAGACCGAGAATTTTTTTCTGCACCACTTCGCTCGCCGCTGACTCCGGCACAATATCGCTCTCCTTCATCACTGGTTGATGCTTTATTTCCGGCAATCGCAGGGCTTTCCGGGCCAGCGATTCAGGAATGACGTGTGCCAGATTGTTTATAACCATCCACCAGCATAATTCCGGGATTGTCAGTTGATGGTCTTCGTTGAACCCCAGCTGTGAGCGGATGACCGTTATCAGCCAGGATACCAGGTTCTCACGCGCAATGCCTGCCAGCGTCTCTGTGTACTGATCACGCACCAGGTTATCGCAGGCCCAGCAAAGGCGGATGCTGCCAGGCTCATGCCGGAACAGCGTAAAATTTTCGCTATGCCACGAGCCGTGTGGATACTGGCATTCAAAACGACGCTCCAGCTCGGCCTCCAGCGAGCTGATACCACCCGCGCGCAGAATGACGTCTTTGTTTTCGAAGACTGGCTTCAAAACCGGGTCTTCTGCCAGTGGCTGCGTGGCGGGAGGGATAGCGCCGGTTGCGTAGTCGCTGTATTTTTCCGGTGCAGGCTCAATCAGTACCCGCCCTCTCCTGAACATCGGCATGAGATCAGCACCTGGGCGAAGAAGAACAACGCCCATGCGTGGGGCAATCTCAGGGGTTAGTAGTGCTCTCATATCATCTCCACGTCAGGCAACTGCACGAAAACGTCGGATGGTGATTTCTACTTTCCCTTTCTTCACGATGTTCCCCCACTCCACCAGCATGCGCTTAACCTGACTGTCGTCTTCCCAGACGCCGGTTAGGGTCAGGGCATCAAACAGCGCTTTGTTGTAGTTATCGATATCCCGACGGCGCTGATCCGGCGGATACAACACAATGTGAACCTCAGCCAGATCAGAGGATGGCCGGGGAACGGCTCGCAGTTGCTCAATAATCGCCGCTCTCGCTGCCTGCTGGAACTTGCGCCCTGTCTCGCTTACCAGATGCCTGCCTTTCAGCGGTCCCTTGCTCGGGGCGCGCCAGTAACTATTTACGCTCGGTGGAAATGGTAAAGTCAGTTTCATTTAGCCCCCTTAAAGGATCGCTACAACGTCTTTTGCGACTTCCCGCGTACTGCTTTTGCAGGAGATCGAACGGCGCGCGTTGATGAATTGCAGGTTAAAACCATGCTCCCGGTACAGGTTGAGAACCTTCGGTGCAGATGAGTTAGAAATCACTACCCGAGCGCCACGGTGAAAGGCAGATACACATTGCTTCGCCAGGTCCACCTGGTTATCCCAGCTAAAACCACCAGCGGCGTAGGCGGTGAATCCGGTTGTTCCCGGCATCGTTTCGTAAGGCGGATCGCAGTAAACCACATCCCCTTTCCCGGCCAGGCTGATTGTCCGGCGGTAATCAGCGGTCATGAAGACGCAGTGATGCGCCATAGCCGCGAAGGCTTTCATCTCATCCATCGGGTAATACGGAGCCTTGTAGCCTCCCCAGCCCACATTGAACTTGTTCGCCTGGTTGTAGCGCATCAGGCCATTGAAGCAATGCCGGTTGAGATACAGGAATGCAGCTGCGCGTTCAGTAGCATCCAGCGTCTGAGCGTTGAACTCGGAACGGATCAGCTCATAGCCATCTGGTGACCGCATGTGCTCGAACATCCAGCGGGCCTTCAATTCCACTTCATCCGGCACCACCGCTAACATCTGATACAGATTAATCAGGTCCGGATTAACGTCCGCCAGCAGGTAATCTGCGTGCTTTTCGCTGTTCAGGAATACCGACCCACCACCAACGAATGGCTCTATCAGGCGTTTCCCTGCCGGGATATGCACGAACAGGTCAGCCAGCTGGGTATACTTTCCACCAGCCCATTTGAGAAATGGCTTGCTCATGTGCGGAACCCCGAGTTTTCTGGCAATGAGTAATCAACCCCGTCGAAGCTGGCTCGCGAAATGGACGATTCCTGGCGGGAGCTATTGAGTGGAGCAGATAGTTTTAACGACAGCTCATCCCATTTTTCCCGAAGCTTCGACGGGCTGAGTACGTTTTTACACCAGAACGAATCTTTGTTGGCGCGCTTGAACAGTGAGCAAATTTGTTTATGGGTTCTCCCGTCCTGCATCACCATCAGGCGAACCTCATTCGCCCATGCGGTCCAGTTTGGTTCTTTAGGGCGAACTACCTCACCATCACTTTCAGCCGCCAGTTCGTACATGCTGATAATTTTTCCCCAAATGAACTCAGCGCATTTTAAATCGTCCTGGCTGCCCCACTGCCGCTTTGCCGCGCTGTACACCACCGCGTCAGGATGTCGTGACAGAAATTCATCAGCAGAGCCCTGTTCGTCCGGTTGCGAAGCGTCCGGACAAGAAGGATTTATATCTGATGGATCAGTAGTTGATTTTACTGACGGATCCCCACCAGATTCTGACGGGTCAAAACCGGTTTTTTTGATGGATTCCGACGCATCAAATTTTGAGGGGTCAATTTTTGACGCATCAGATTTTGACGCATCAGATTTTGACGCATCAGATTTTGACGCGTCAGATTTTGATGTGTCAGAAACTGACAGGTGAGAAAATGCCGCTTTCTGTAGTTTGGAAACGTTGAGCTGGTAGACGTTCGATGCATTACGGTTGCCGTTGCGGCGCTGCGTACGAGTGAGCCACCCCTCTTTCTCAAGTGCAGCTATCGCCGTTCTGACAGTACTTTCACCAGCGCCAATCTGACGGGATATGGTCGCAATAGAAGGCCAGCAAACACCCTCATCGTTGCTGAAGTCAGCCAGGCGCGCCATGATTGCCACGCTGGATAGCTTCATCCCAGAAGATGCACAAGCGTCCCAGACGTATCCTGTTAATTTAGTGCTCATGATCGTCCTTTATTTCTCTGAATTTACGTCTGAATTGCTCGAGGGGGCTAAAGCATTCATGCTCGTACCCTTCACGCAGGTATATAACGCGCTGTGCCTGGGGCTCCCAGCGTATGACCCTGACCGGGACACCGTAGTGATCTCTGAACCATCGGTTGAGCTCTCGCATACTTTCTCCGCCTGGCCGTTAAAGTCCCCTACCACCCACTGAGCAAACTGGTAGCAGACAGGCTCGAACCCGCCTGGTACTCTTACCCCATACACGAACTGCACCGGTCCTGCTCCACCAGGAACTGGCCGCGCTACAAGTTGCGACCTGCGGTATTGTGTTGATAAACTGTTCATGCGTTAGTAATCTCCACTGATAACGACACGCCACGACGCCAGGAGCTGCAACTCGCTGGCGTCACTTCTTTTTGCGTGCAAACAACGTGATAATTGCGGCAATTTCTTCTTCACGAGCGGCCAGGTGGCGGCGGTGATGCACCATGATTTCTTCAGCTTCATGTCTTTCGATAACCCCGTCTTCAAGCGCCTGTTCGATAATCTGATCAACCTGCCCCCTGGCGGCAGAGGTACGCATTGCCCGGCTAAATAAGTCCACGCGGTCCAGCTCTTCCAGGTGCGGAACATCCACCAGCAGTGCACCACGACGGCGAGCAAAATATTCAGCCAGGTGAGATGTATTCGAAATGTCTTCCATCGCTTCCAGCTCGCTGACTTCGAAGAAACGACAGCCGTTTTTCTCGTAAAGGTTGTTATTAAACTGCGTCACCGTCATTCCCAGTGCGCCAGCCATTGCTTCACGCCCACCTGGATATGCTTTACACATCGCTTTGACGGCTTCTTTGAGGTTTGGCTCTACCATATTGATTTTCCTTTTGTAGTTATCGAATAACCGCTTAAGCAGTACGATTATTTGCACTTGGTACGTCATCTGTTTGATAGCGACTTGGGTACAAAATGTGTAATTCGCTTATTTCTCCTCTAAAGAACTTGGCTAATCTCTCAGCCAGTTCGACAGATGGGACTTGCTCACATCTTTCAATGCGGCTCAACGTTGCAGGATCTACCTGTACCCCGGTTGCAACGTGCAACAAGGTCATGCCATGCGATTTTCGCAATTTTCTTAATGGTGATTGCATATTGCCTCCTATTTTTGCGTATTACGCATGTTATTCCACGCTAGCGAATTGCGCAAGTTGCTTTGCACGAAACGCAAAAACAACATGTAATGAGTGAATGAAAATAGGATCTCGCATACGACAACTTCGCTTAGCGAAGAACATTAAAATCGCAGAGCTTGCAGAAGCTGTGGGCGTTGATGCTGCCAATATTTCCAGGCTTGAAACTGGTAAACAAAAGCAGTTTTCAGAACAGACACTTAACCGACTTGCTCAAGCTTTGAGCGTAAGTGTACCTGACCTATTTACCTCTGACGAAAATGATACTACTGTACATATAAACAGTGAAAAATATGCATCTCCCGTAAGGGATGTGGATGTATACAGAGTCGAGGTACTTGATGTGAGCGCAAGCGCCGGGGCAGGACATATACACGGTAGTGACGTCATAGATGTCATTCATGCTATCGAGTTCAGCAATGATCAGGCATTAGCAATGTTTGGTGGCAGGACTCCATCTGGAGTAAAGGTCATCAACGTTCGCGGTGATAGCATGGCCTCAACGATTGAGCCTGGCGACCTAATCTTTGTGGACGTAACTATCAATGAGTTCGATGGGGATGGGATTTACGTCTTTGGTTTTGATGGAAAAGTTTATGTTAAACGCCTGCAGATGATACCAGACCAACTGCTAGTCATCTCTGATAACCCTCGTTATAGAGAATGGAATATAACTAAAGAGAATGAGCACAGATTCTATATCTATGGAAAGGTTTTAATAAGCCAGTCTCAGTCCTTTAAACGGCATGGATAATATTCATCATCATAAACTAGGCCTCATTCGAGGCCTTTTTTTTCGCCTTAAATTTGCGTTTTGCGCACATATCTATTGCGTTACTCGCAATTTATGATTATCTTCTACTCGTCGGCACATGACGCAACTTACGGACAAGGATGAACAGAACACAACATGGAAGCGCATTCCCCTTCTTTCCGGTGGGGATCGGTTTGTAACTAAAGGAGTGCGCTTCCAGTTGTGACGTGTACAAGCGTACTGCAGCGCCGGTCGACGCAAAGACCCGGAAATCGACTGAGCAACAGCTGCTGGTTGCCAATACCAAAACAGAGCGGCGGGAAGTAAGCAGATTAGCGATCTGGTGTCACAACATTCATTCCCGATAAGTCCCCTTCTACTAAGGAGATTTATCGGGACTGGAAGAGTTACCACTTGGAGACGGTCCTTTTAAATGTCCTGGACAGTGGCGCTTTGGTAGCGATAACAACCACTCCAGTTGATCCTGGGAGTTATCAGGTCAGTGAGCTGCCAGCACTCTCGACGGCAGTGACAGCCGGAAGTAGACGGCAGAGCCCAGACGATATCTGAGTGGCTTTAAAAACAGATCGGAGCCGGTGGAAGCCCGGCACACAACAGGAAAAAACACTGTGTTAGTCAAGTGACTTTCCAGTGCTTCAGTGCTCTTTCCGTTGTGTGGAGATAACTAACTAATCCTTTGCAGAGGACACAGAAATGAAATTATCAAAGTTGCGTAACGCCATTGTCTATCGGGCTACTTTGCCCAGTATTGAAGCGGTTGAAGGGCACCTGCAGGAATTGCCCTACTCTGAACTTACAGAAACGGAGTTCGCGCGGGCTTCCTTCGTCCCTAATCCGATTACCGGCGAGCTGGTTACGCCAATTACTGGCGGTTATGCAATCGTGGTTCGCCGCGATGAGAAAATAATCCCCCAGCACGTTGTAATGAAAGAAGCCAATGAGCGTATCCAGCGCATCGAAAATGCATGTGGTCAGAAACTGAAGCGCGCTGACCGTAACAACATTATCCAGGATGCTAAGGTTCAGCTCTGCAAACAGGCATTCATCAAGTCGTCTCTCTTCCTGGTCCTGTATAACACTGAAGAGAATCTGCTGATCATTAACTCTGCCAATAAAAATATTGCCAATTTAGTCGGGGCGATGCTGGTTAAAGTGATCGGCTCAGTAAAAACAGTCACGATCAACATCAGTGATATTAAAAACGGCCTGACAACGCGCCTTAAAAACCATCTGGACGGCGAAGAATCAGCCTTTGCCGGGTTTGAGGTCGGTGATTATGTCCAGCTATCCCGCCTGGCAGAACAGAAAGAAGTTATTCGCTACTCTGCGGAACATACTTCCGTTACCAGTGAAATTCTGGAAAGCCTGAACACAGGTTTTATCGTCGATAACATGGAATTAAAAGGCTGTGGTGTCTCTTTTCTGCTTACAGACCAGTTCCATTTCCGGCGGATTGATACCCAGGATAATGATTATTCTGATGATGACGACAAAGCCTACCGCTGGCGTCACCAGGCAGGTACGGACATGTTCCAGTTCTGTAAAGTAATTAACCAGCTTTGCGACCTTCTGTCTTACAAAGAACCAGAAGAACAAAAACCAGCAGCCTGATTAGAACAGCAGCAATTACCCCATTCTCATGGGTTGGGTTGCTGCACCCCAAAACGCGTTGCAGCGCGTCAGTTGGAGAAAGACAAAATGGAAAAAACAGTACAGCAGTTAATTAAACATGCCTTTGAGGCAGCTAAAACAATGTCTCCTGCAAATTCAGAACTTATTAAAGAGCTGGCAACAATGCTCGATGTCTCGAATATTACCCTTCGTCAGGCATGTAAAGAACGTGACGCTATGAAGGAAGAAGTTATTTCCTGGGCAAAAGAATGCGATCGAATTGTTGAGCGCCACACAAAAACCCGCAGCAATATGCACGTTCTGGAAGCAATGCGCGATCTGAAGAATATCGCAACGGCATCCACCAGCAATGCGGAGGCTGTCTGATGGCTAAAGACTCAAAGGTTGTATACGGGGCCAGCGGCAAAACGAACGTTTTAACGTTCGAACCTGAAAGCCTGCATCTGGTCACCGACAAAACTCACCCGCTTTACGATGAACGGGTCCACCTTCCTATCGACGAAGGGATGGTTCTTAACATCAAGGAGCTGGGTGTACTGGAGCCGATTATCGTCTGGAAAGACCCTGAATCAGGGTTTACCTGCGTAGTTGTTGGCCGTCAGCGCGTAAAACATACCCTGGAGGCAAATAAGCTTCTTTTGAAAGAGGGCAAAGAACCCCTGCTTGTTCCTGGGGTCGTTAAGCGCGGATCAGCAAATCAGATGGCTAAATACATGGTCAGCGAAAACGAAATTCGCCGACCTGATACACCGCTTGGCCGGGCTAAAAAAATGTCTGACCAGCTCGACCGCGGTCTCGATGAGGACGACATTGCGGTGTTGTTTGGCTGCAGCGTTCAGACCGTGCGTGCAACGCTCTCCCTTCTCGATGCCACGCAGGCCGTCAGGGAAGCGGTGGAGGCTGGCACAGTTACCGTTACCCAAGCCCGCCAGCTTGGCACGCTTCCCCCGGAAGAGCAGCGGGAAAAAGTGAAAGAGATTGAATCTGCAACCGCTGGGACTACCGGTCATGAAAAAGCCCGGCGTCAGCGTCAGATCCTCGGTGATGCAAAGCCTCGCCTGAAAACCCGCAAAGAAATCACAAAAGCCCTTGAATCTGCCGAGGGTGAGTATGCGAACGCACTCCGTTGGGTGCTTGGGGAGGCCGTATGAATATTGATCCTGAGAATTACAGCAAATACACCCTGCGTCGGTTCGCCGCCCTGTTAGATGTGATCTGCTGGGTGCTGATTGCCGTAGTAACCGTTGGTATCTGCATGTTTATTGAATGGTGGATAGCATGAACATCTCAACAGTAAACGAGCTCATCGCCTCCCTGGAGAGCGCAGGCGAGCTGTCGATCAGAGAGACAAAGGTTATGGCGCTGGCGAAAGCGTTTAAGCAGCTGGCTGCGGAGAACGTGACGATGCTTCGCTTGCTGACCGATATTAGCGACAACCACGTTGAGTATTTCTCTGAGGGTGAAGACGGCATGTTTGCGGGAGTACCGCTGGATTACGTATCTGAAATCAACATGTACGTATCTCGCGACGTTAACGCTGAAAACCCGTTCCCCGCTACCGATAGCTTCTATGCCGGGATTAAGGCTGATGGGGTGGAGGAGTGGGTTTCCAGCAGGGGGGGGCGCTGGAACAGCACAACAGAAGAGGCGCTTAAGTTCGCCAAGCAGCTGCGAGAGGGAGGTAACGGTGAATGAGTTGGCTCTTTTCGCAGGCGCTGGCGGAGGAATACTCGGCGGACACCTCCTTGGCTGGCGAACAGTTTGCGCAGTTGAACGTGATGCCTACGCCGCACAAGTTCTCGCGCAACGACAAAATGATGGAATTCTCCAGCCTTTCCCGATTTGGTCTGACGTATGCAGCTTTGACGGAAAGCCATGGCGAGGAATTGTTGACATCGTTTCTGGCGGGTTTCCGTGCCAGGACATTAGCTCGGCCGGTCGCGGGGCAGGTATCGACGGCGATAAATCTGGTCTCTGGCGTGAAATGGCAAGAATCGTCTCTGAGGTACGACCAACATTCGTCTTCGTGGAAAACTCACCCCTGCTTATTGGGAGAGGCCTTGCCAGAGTCATCGGTGACCTTACCGAAATTGGGTTTGATTGCCAGTGGAGCCGTGTTTCAGCAAAAGAGTGTGGCGCGCCTCATAAGAGAGACCGTCTGTGGCTGGTCGGGAGAAACGTTCGCGACACCGCAGGCGAGGGATTACCGGTCTGGTTCACTGGACAGATGGAACGACCCGCGCCGCTCCCGCAATCTCAACGACCAGGTTGGTGGCCTGCTGAACCCGGACTGGGAAGAGTGGCTAATGGGATGGCCCATCGGGTGGACAGAATTAAAGCCCTTGGCAATGGACAGGTTCCGCGAGTGGCAGCAACAGCATTCTCTTTGCTGTGTGAAAAATGATGAACAGGAGCGAGCAGCATGACTGATATCACCGAACTGGCGCAGAGCCTGAAAGCGGCAGCTGAGAAAGCGACTCCCGGGCCGTGGCGGCGCTCAAGCGTGCGATTCAATGGCATTACCGATATCGCTAATCCAATGGAGCAGGGAAACAAGCCTCACGTGGCTAATGCCTCTGAGAAGCGTGACGCAGAGTTTATCGCCCTGGCTAATCCAGCCAACGTCCTCGTGCTGGTAGAGGCGCTGGAGAAGGCGCAGGCAGTTATGAATGCTGTCGTTACCGCAGCGGCTATTCGTGGCGTCAGGCCTTTTGATGGGATTGATTGCGATCCCCCAACCCTTGAAGAGAATGCCGAGGCATGCGGTGACGCTATGTCAGCACGCATCCGAGAACTGGAAGCAAACCCGCCAAAACCTCATCACAACGGGCTAATGCAAATTTCTAACGAGTTAGCTAGCGCTAAGCAGCGCATCGCCGAACTGGAGTCCCGCACAGTGAAGCTGCCGAAGTTAAAAATGCTTGAAGACTATCTCGCAGAAGTAGCCGTTGAAGAACGGAAACAAATTTTGATCGGCGTGAAACTTGAGTTTCATCGCGAGCTGTCCGCCGCTGGCATCAAGGTGGAGGCTGAGTGATGGCTATAGAAAACCCGAGTTCATGCCCGCATTGCGGCGGAGATAACGGATTCCACACGAAAGAAATAGTGGACTTCAAACAGATTTATGAATGGGACGGAACGCACGCAGAAGGCCAACACAACCGCCGTATTCGTGGCGGGAAGGCGTTTTACTGCTGCGACTGTGGACGAAACATTACTGCGCATATCAATAAGCCAGGAGCCAACCAATGACCGTTAAGGAGCTCATCGGCAAGCTACGCAAAATGCCACCTTGTGCGCAGGTGGTCTGGCAGGACCACGACCATAGCGAGCGCGAGTTTAACGATTACGTAGGTCAGGTTGTTGATGCGACAGACGAACTATCACCAGACTCTAAAACCAGAATTGTTGCGCTGAGAGGATAACCATGACCAGCAAATTAACCAGAGAAGAACGCGTGCAGGCGCTCTACGACCTGAAGGTGGGGCAAGTTCTCAGCCTGGCTGATATTGAAAACGTCAAAATGTTGTCCCGCATGGCGCTGGCCGCAATGGACAGCGAGCCGGTGGCAGATGACGGCATTTTTAGGCCCGGTGACGCCGTTGGGGTTTTCAATGTTGGTTGCGAAACCTGCCCTGATCATCTCGTCGCTTGGACTGTAAAAGGTCAGAACTTGCCAGTTGGGAATTACTGGCTATACATCTCACCGCAGCCAGCGCCGGTAGTGCCGGATGGTTACGTGATGGTTCCGGTCGAGCCGAACGGCGACATGCTGGCGGCGGCTCAAGATGCATACTGCGAAACTGATGGCGATATCGCAAGCACGCTCCGCGCCGCCATGCTCGCAGCCGCCCCGCAGGAGGTAAAGTGAAAGCGAACAAGCTGAAGCGTCGCCGCTGGCGGCGCATGCGGGATGCTTTGGCCGCATATAAGACTGAAGCAAGTGACTGGAAATCGTTGTACCTCGAACGCACTGCAGAAATCGCATCACTATGGAGTCAACGATTATTGGTCCCTATGCCGGTAATTGTACCAGCGGAAATTTATAACCAGTTTAAAGGGGTAAGGGAGGACCACCAGCTGTGTAAAAGGTGTAATGACGGACTGCGTGGTGGCTGTTCGTCTTGTTCATATAGTGGCAGATAACCGGTTGCAGCCGGTTCAGTGGAGAACAACTCATGAGCGATCGCTTCCTGACTGATGAAGAACTGACAGAGGCCACGGGTTCGCCCCAAAAGTCACTGCAGAAAGAGGTATTAACGCAGAACGGGATCTTTTTTATTGAACGCCGGGACGGTGCAATCAAAACGACCTGGTTTCATATTAACCATCCCGTACAACGCATACTTCCACCAGCAGGCCATATGCCTACTCCAGGCATGAACTTTGACGCTGTAGAGAGATAATATGGGCCGCAAAAGAGCGCCTGGTAATGAGTGGATGCCGAAGGGTGTGTTTTTCCGCCCTTCCGGTTACTACTGGAAGCCAGGAGGTACTACCGAGAATCTAGCCCCAGCAAACGCTTCTAAAGCGGAGGTTTGGTTAGCTTACGAGAAAGTCGTTGAAGGTCGAAAAAAACTACTCACCTTTCAACAATTGTGGAAAAAATTTTTAAATAGTGCCGACTATGCAGACCTTGCCCCCAGGACACAAAAAGATTACCTGGCACATGAAAAATACTTATTAGCGGTTTTCGGCGATGCAGAAGCAAAGGCCATTAAACCAGAACACATCCGGCGCTACATGGATGCACGTGGTAAAAGAAGCCGTGTTCAGGCTAATCACGAGCATAGTTCAATGTCTCGTGTATACCGCTGGGGGTATCAGCGTGGTTATGTACCAGGTAATCCGTGTGTTGGTGTCGATAAGTTTCCTAAACCCCAGCGCGACCGCTACATAACTGATGAAGAGTACATAGCTATCTTCACTCATGCGACGCCTGCAGTTAAAGCCGCGATGGAAATTGCGTATCTTTGCGCTGCAAGGGTATCTGATGTTCTTAAAATGAACTGGAATCAGATTCTTGATAAAGGAATTTTCATACAGCAAGGTAAAACTGGTATTAAACAGATCAAAGCCTGGACTGAGCGTCTTAGTGCGGCTGTGGATATTTGCAGGGAATGGGGACAGGATGGCCCTGTTATCAGGACAATGTATGGTGAGCGATATTCATACAAGGGATTTAATGAAGCATGGAGAAAAGCGAGAAACGCGGCTTCTGAAGAACTTGGTAGGCCACTTGATTGCACCTTCCATGATCTAAAGGCTAAAGGTATCTCAGACTATGAAGGTTCTGGCAGAGATAAGCAAAAATTCAGTGGTCATAAGACAGAATCACAGGTACTTGTTTACGACAGGAAAGTTAAAATCAGCCCGACTTTGAACAAGAAAATGAGATGA